CGTCTTTGGTACTGCTTTCAGCTCACTAGGGATCTCTTGCGAGGTCACAAAGTCAGCGTCAGCGGCGGAAGTAATACTTGTAACGGTATCACTTTCGATACGTGCGCGCGCCCAACTGCTGTAACTATGGTAACCATAGTCTGCAATTGGGAAGCAACTCTCTAGCCGATCAGACCAGTTTGTCCAACAATACTTGTTGGGACTGGCCGGATTAGCAACAACACCTGGTCCATGTTTGCATTTCCACATTGCCGCCGAGAAGGCACCAAGAGTGGAAACTACTATTCTGGAAACTTCTTCCAGAGTAGCAAGGAGAGAACCATGGACGCGTCGATCAACACCATCACGAAGTGGCATACTGGCCTCGAATCCAGTATAACACGACGAAGATGAGATCTTCACGTCACTCCAGTAGCTTGAAGGCTGCGGGAGCGTTGCATCATGTTCTACCATCTCAACCACAGCGGTTGAGGTAGCAGACATGGGACAATCAATCACGTACTTCTTAGCAAACAGCAAAAGCTGCCGCAAGAAGTAGATGGCTTGAAAGTCCGGTTCTTCCAACAAACGACCGTCTCGGTCAAAAATGAGTAGGTAGAGTCCCCCAAGAAACTTAGGGGTCACTACCCCAGGTGCTGCCTTGCTTGTAGCAAGTAAACGACCTGGACTGTACTCACCGTCGGATAAACACCTATCAAGATGTTTACCGATTGCCGGAAAGTCAACCAGAAAAACTGGTAGACCTCTGGCTTTCACGAGACGTTCACACCGGATGAGATCTTTCTCAAAGGTCGATGTGAGTCGAGGGTATGCTTGGCATGCATCCGCGAGGATGCTGCGCCAAACATTACTCAGCTCCAATACGTGGCTCTTAGACATGCTATGGCCTTAGGTCATAGGAATGTCCCACGCGTTACCGAAACACACTCATCGCCGTCCTATTGGTATGCCAAGCTAAGCAGCAACGAGCCGCTTTGGCTAGGATTCCCAATTGAGGAGCTGATTTAAAAAGGCATCCGAACTCGCAATAGCGAGTGCGAATAGCCCATGTGCGTTGACAGTCGAATTCATGTATCGAGGAGGACCCTCGATCACGAAGTACGACTTGATGTCATACGCATCAGTTAAAGCAGTAGCATAACTCGAAGAGATTATCTCGACATTATGCCGGTCCATTGCCATCTTGGTCGCCGTAGCTTTTGTTTTGCTATGGCGAATTCGAAGGCGGACCTCCCCAGACGTTGAAATCTTGGCAAAATACTCACCAGAGTAATTCTGCTCAAGGATCTTCGTGAGGACGACGTCGGCTCCATTAATGGAGACAGTAAGCGTGTTCGGGAACATAGGAGACTCCGTTGCGGGATCACGCAGACAGTTTAACTAAAGCAAAGACCAACAAGGTCAAAGCTTAAACTTAAACCACTCAGG